ATACCTGCTCCTTGCCTATAAGGTAGGACAGAGTTGAACCATCGGCATCAGCACCAGAGAATGTCGTCTGGCTTGCAGTGGCGTTGTATTTGTATCGGTAGATAGCAGCAGTAGATGAGATTGAACCCCAGGCTGTACCTGACCAGACATACATAGTGTTGTCTGTTGTGTTCCAGTACAGAGCACCAGTAAGTAGTGGATTGCCGTCATTGTCTACTGTAGGCGGAGTTGCTTTAGCACCTAGGTATCTGTCATCAAAAGAGTCATACGAAGCAGCAGCACTGGTTGCTGATGCAGCAGCAGATGTAGCGCTTGTCGCTGCTGCCGTTGCTGAAGTTGCAGCGCTCGCAGCAGATGTCGCTGCAGCAGTTGCGGATGTAGCAGCAGATGAAGCACTTGTTGCTGCGTTTGTTTCAGATGTTAAAGCAGCACTCGCTGATGCGGCAGCAGAAGTTGCAGAAGTTGCAGCAGCAGTAGCAGATGCTAATGCACTAGCAGCACTTGTTGCTGCAGCAGTTGCGCTTGCAGCAGCAGAGGTTGCGCTGGCTGCAGCACTTGTCGCAGATGTGGCAGCAGCAGAGGCTGAGTTGGCAGCCGATGTAGCGTATGAAGCAATAGTTGCTACCGAGGCGGCAGCAGCAGTAGCGCTGGCTGCTGCAGATGATGCTGAGGTTGCAGCACTGGCTGCACTTGTGGCTGCAGCAGCAACCTGCGCATCGGCAAAGTCTTTGCGTACCGCATCAGAAGCATCGGTTGGTGTAGCAAGATTTGTAATCTTATATCCACCAGCATTAAGAGCAGAACCAAGAGTAGCGCTTGAATAAGTGCCACCGCTTACTGTTGCAGTAGAAGTAAAGGTTCCACTGATTGTTGCACCAGCAATGGTCGGGGTATTAATGGTTGGGCTTGCAAAAGTACCACCATTAAATGTTGCGCTGCTTGCAGTAAATGCACCAGTTACAGTACCGCTTGAGTAAACCTTGTTAGTAAGAGTCTGAGCCTTGGTTGTACCAACAATAACACCATCGCCAGTGGCAATGCCGTGGACATGTGTTTGGTTAGCAGCATCAAGGATTGCTTGGTCAATGTCATAACCACGGGCTGCAATGTGATTTTCTGACTCACGGAAGTCACGAGCAGATACACCGTGGCGAACCACTGCACCAGCAGAGTGGGCTACAGCCTGAGTATTGTCAGCACCACGAGTTACCGTAAGGGTTGTGCTGCTACCAGAGGTAACAGTAAGTACTTCTTCCTTAGAGGTATCTGGGTCTACAATCAGAGTGTAGGGAAATGATGTCGGAAATCCGCTAATGGATGCGACAATGAATGATGTGTTTGATTGCCCCTGCGACTGTGCGGGGATAGATGACTGTAGCGAGGTTTCTACTGCGGTTGAGGAGTAGTACCGCGCTGGTGAGCCTGGGTCGCCTGCTGCCATTTTCTACCTTATCTCTGATAGTGCGAACGGATTGGATGTTGACGGCGTTGGTTATTCGCCACTTCATTTAAACGCTGTTGATAAATGTTGTACAAGAATCTGGACGCGTTCTGACCAGAACCAGTTGGTCGCACGCCATCTAGGATGTCTGCTGCTGCAGACTGAGGACCAAGGCGTGAAGGGTCCAAAAATGAAACCATACGGAAGGCTGCGCCATAGATGACTACATCCTCTGAGTATGAAGGAAAGCCTGTAACTGTTTCGTACTCTTGGTTATCGCTAGTGAGAAGCGTTGGGCGCTTGCTATAGGAAACATGTACGGTTTGTCCAGGCACAATCTCTGAATAAATAGATAGGCTCTTTGTGGTTGCAAAGGCATCTGAGTCTGCAGTTCTATCTAACTGCCATGCACGAGCAGGAAACCACTCTTTGGATGGACCGATTGTAGAGTAGGTAACTGACAGAACATTCTGCACTGCTGCAGGAATCTGATATGAATACTGCGCTGCAACATAATCAAAGTCATAGGTACCTGTAGCAAAGATGCTTGGGTACATAGAATCAATAGTGTTGTTGATAGCGTTCTTAATCTCTTGGCGTGGGAACAGTGGACCCATGACAACCTTAGCGTTCTGGTCATGGGAAGCAGGTGTAGTACCGCGCTGTCCTCTACCCCAAGGGGCTAGGGTTAATGTGTTAGCCACATTGTCTGTAGCATGGACGAAGATAATTTCGTCATCAATCTGTACATAACCACGACCAATGACAGAGGCATCGTGTACTTCAATGGTTGTTGCTGTGCTTGTAGCAGCAGTATCTAGCCATGTTGATGGCTCTGTGTTTTCTGTGTAGGCATGTAGTACAGCCTCAACGCGGTCTGCTAGTTGGGCAAATGTACTCATAGGTTAATGCTCCTTAGCGCATCTACGGCTGACAACCCAGAGGTTCCAGCAATTTCATTACATACAGCGTTTAAACCCAAGAAGTCATCTGGCTGGCGAGAGGCACTTACTATGTAATTCAGGGCAGCAATAAGTCCTTTGCCAGTAGTTCCAGCCCATGCGTTTGCAGCGCCTTGTGGGGCTTTGTAAGCCGTATAAACGGGATATGTACCGCCATTGGCTAGACGGTTAAGTTCACCCGTAAGGGTACTTCCTGCTACTCCTGTTGCCATTACTTGCCTTTCTTCTTCTTGCGAGCCACTGCAGCGTTATCTACTAGGTTCGGATACTTCCGACCCGCAGCCTTTGCACGAGCCTTGGCTGCAGCCTTCTGTGCAGAAGTAAGTTTTGTAGATGTACGCTTTGGATTCTTCGTGTCCCAAAATGCTTTCCTTTTCACCATTTCACCTTATTCGCCCAATACGCCGCACTCATCTTGCCTTTGGCAATATTCTTTGCATGGCGTGCTTTGAATGATGCTTGGCGTTTCGTAGGCTGTCTATCACCCGTCACGCCCTGCTGACCAAAACGAATGGTCTTGACTTGGCTGCCTTCTTTGGCAACCACAACATGTGACTTAGTTGGGTGGCTTGGCGTGCGCTTTGGTTTGTTAAAACCAGATACGCCAGCCCGCGCTAGGCGCGGGTCGCGCTTATTATTTGCCATTAATATTACTTAACCCCATAAGCCTTTTTAATTTGACCAAGTTGTTTTTCAGTAATAGGCATTGTGCGAACAATTCTTTCATCTATAGGCTGGGGTTTTACAATAGGACCTTTAGCCTTTGGAGTCTTGATTGGAGTTCCTTTACTTCGTTTTACTGGTAGTGGACGCGTATCGCCTAATTTTCTACGATTTCCACCGAAGATTGGTTTCCCTGGTCCTGATGCTGGTGATGCCATTATTTTTTCTTCGCTTTCTTCTTGGACATTTTTGCTACGGACAATGCGATTGCGACTGCCTGCTTACGGTTCTTGACAACAGGTGCCTTCTTAGGACCTTTTGGGTCCTTGCCTGAGTGGAGAGTTCCACGCTTGTACTCGCCCATTACTTTGCCAACCTTCTTGGCTGCTGCTTTCTTCTTCATTAGTCGTAATCCTCCATGTCGTTTTCTTCCATCTTGGACATAGGGGTTTCGCCAATACGAATGATTGGCTTGTTGTAAATTGCTACATTAGGAGCCTTTGGCAGTTCTGTAGGGGTTCTTCCGCCAACACCGTAAGGTGTCACAGTTCCGAAGCAGTTGCACTCAACGCACATTATTCTTCCTCATCTTCTTCAATGTCCTCATATTCTTCAATGTTGGGTGAGGGCGTTCCCCATAGCGGCTCTGGGATGATTGGATTACTCATCGTCATCTTCCTCCAGTAATCGCTTAATCTCATCCTCGGTTGGTGAGCCATACGACACCCAACTTGGATAAGAATCTTTTTCCATAACAAAAGCCAGCGCTAAATCAGACTTAAATCCTGACTTGAGTAAGGCGTGGTAGTACTCGTTGAGCCAGATGCAGTACATTTCCAGTTCTGTATACGACTCATCTTTGACTGTACGCACACGCTTTGCTGGTTGTGCTTTCTTACGCGGTGGTTTGCGAGCAGCCATGGTTTCCTCCTATGCCCCGTATGCCTTGCCTGTTTCGTTTGAAATCTTTACTGCTTCCTGAACCTTCTTCATGCTGGTTCCTGCGGGCTGTATGCCCTGAGCGCGGGCATCTCTATATGCCTGCAATTCTTTATCCCACTTCTTGCTAGATACGCTGAGGTTAGAGTTGGCTTCTCCTGTATTCATAACAAGAGTTCCAACCTTGCAACCAAAGCATCCCTCCACAAACTCTGGGTGGGTCTGTATTTGATGTAGGTTCATGCTGGTGTGATGTACTCTCCGTAGCCCTGCGCTGTAAGCGCATCGGCTGTCTGTTGGGTAATCAGAGTAGATGTACCGCCTGGGTAGTACTCCTCGGCAGTATTGGTCAGTATCTGACTTGGGTATCTGTATGAGGAATAAATACCGTTTACACGCAAGACTGAGATTCCACGGGCTAACTTGTAACGCATAAACAAGTAGTTATCACCCGCAGGAGTTTCATCTACCGTAGGGGTAGTGAAGTAATACATAGACATGAAATCCTCCTAATGGACTCACCCCGAAGGGATAGACTTTTCAAATTTGCCTATCCCTCAGAGTCAATCAACTACAGAGCAGCGATTGATGAACCAGTTTCAATGCGGTATAGCGCCTCATTGCGGTAGATGCTCCATCCGAGAACACCGTACCAACCGATTGGGCGGAAACGCATCAACTTGTCAGTTACTGGACCAATGACAACATTTGGCTCCTGTGAAACGGCTTCTGCCAATGCTTGCTTTCCAGCAAGGATTGTGGAGAATACGCGAGTTACTGGAGTTACCGTTACAACTGTTGTTGCAGTAACAGCAGCAGTAAACGCTGTGTCTACAGTGATGGTTGTGGTTGAGCCAGAGGTGCTGATGTCAGTAATCTTGGAACCTGAAGCGATACCTGTTCCTGCAATCTTGTCGCCAACTTCGGCGCGAGATGCGATTACTGAAGTAGAGCCAACGCCAAACGAGAACGCTGCAGATGCACCCTGAACAGTTACTGTTGTGGTTGCAAGAGCGGTTTGGTCTGCACCTGACTTAGCAGAGTACATGCGTGGGTTTTCAATGTAGAAGGCACCTTCGTATGTTCCGATGGAACCAGCAAACAAGTTGCCAAGTGATGCATCGGTATGTAGGTGGGACTCACGCCAACCGACAGAGCCTGTTTCGGCACGAAGGTCGTGTGATACTTCTGGGTGAATACCTACCCAGTATAGGCTTCCTGCACGAGGAACAGCCTTGTTTGAGCGCAACTTAGCAACAGCCTTGCGTAG